TGATGTTTGTATTCGTATCGACTAAAAATACAGAGTCAACAATAATGTGGTAAGTTCCATCAGGTGCATTCGTGTTTGTGGCATTCGCCCAAAATTCAAAGTTAAATCTATCCGTACCCAGCGCCCCCCATCCCCCGGGTATAACTAAATCCTCCGACTCAACTAATGACCATTGCCCGCTTGCCATGCAGCCGACTTGAGCAGTGGTAAATGCGCTTGCGGCACCATTTACAGAAATTCCAAAAGCTGGTTTCATTGAGTAATCATTATAATTTGCCAGGCTTGGGGTAAATATCCAAGCAAATGCCCTAACTGTTTTACCGGATAATTCAGCCATATTGGGAAAATCTGCAACCTCTCTACGCAATATTGCATTGCTTTGATTTGTACCTGAAGTTGCCGTAACTCTAATGCCCCTACTTCCAGATCTTAAGGTTGTATTTTCCTCGGTTATTACTGCATTTGATTCTGTAGCAGTTGGAAATGATGCAAGAAAGTGATCAAAATATGTATCTCCTGAAAAATTCTCGTGGATTTGAACAGATAAAGAATTATCCTGTGTAAAAAACTTCGCTCTACTTGAGCCGGGAACAACAACACTCCAATGGCCGACTATTAATGATTCAACGTAATCACATGTATCTTTAATATTAACCACTATCGGGTTTGAACCTACAGCCACATCAATACTTGCAGTTAAGCTCTCGCATTCAACAAAAGAAACCTTGGGCTTTAAGTCAGTGGTTAGCCCAGAAATGCTCCCTCCACTTATATTTAACGACTTACCTTTTATTGTTTGTCCAAATTCTATCAATGTTGTATCTGAATTTCCCTCGACATACAAAGAGCCAATAGTCACGCCTCTGAAGAAGTCAAACCTAGACGGGTTTGTGTTTGCCAGAGTTCCGGTATTTTCAATAAGCATCTGATCTATATGGGTGCCGAAAATCTCCTCAATATCAAATGCCACAAGGTCATTTTCACTTCTTAATCTCAATGTGCAGGCGTTTAATTCCCTGCCCTTAAATCCTAGCCCGGAGCTTGTAGTAAATAAATCATGATCATTCACCCACCCCCTGAAATCAAAGACAGTTCCATCACAAAATGAACCTTTCAGCTTAGTAGAGGATCTTGTCAAAGAAGTTGCTGCAGTCTGATTGCCGAACTGAAACCCAACATAGTTAAAAGGATTGCCGCCTTGGCCATTTATAGAGAAGTCTTCAACCGTATCCCATTGGCCTGTCATCTGAAAAATAACAGAGCCATCGTCAATAGTTGTCTCGAATTCTAATGTGTCTTTTGCTGCTCCCTTGAATAGCTTATTCTTAGTGGAATCTATGATTATGGGTGTGGACGGATTAACAAGAATAATCCCATTCGATGGTATTACTGAGCCTGCTGATAGTGCCGCCTGTACCTGAGCTGAATTTTCAGTTGCACCTGTAAAATCAACGCCGAATACATCAAAGGTTAATAGGCCGTTTGTTATTAGTTTAAGCTGAAATTCAGATCCATCTGTTTTATCTATGAAAGTTCCGCCATCCGGCGTTCCAGTTCCTCCGGCAACAAGCTCATACTTCGAGCCTCCAATTCCAGTTCCTGTTAAATACTCAAATGTGCTATAAATAGCGCCAAGATCTTCAGAGCTTACAGGCCTTGCCAGCTCGCCATCTAATGACCTCTCTCTAATGGAGTCAACTAATTGATCCTCTGTAACCTGAATAGTGAAGAATTTTGAAGCGTCATTGGCAAAAGTTCCATCTGTAGTGAACGGCAAAGAAGAGGGCAGAGGGGCGTATATAACGCCAACCTCCTCGACAGTCTTTGTCCTATCCCCCACTAAATAAACAATTCCGCCCGCATATGGAATAGGAACATCGTAGCCAAGCTTTTTAAGCCTGCCCTCAATCGTGTCAATTACAACGGCGTCTCTGTTTGTTGTTGTGTCTGCAGTAAATCCATCGGACATTGTTACTTGCGCAAATGTATCTGCGTCTAAACCTGCATTTATTAATTCTTGTATGCTAACCGGATCAGTCATTATCCAAATCCCTCATCAAAACCGTTTGAGTATGCTGATAAATCAACGCCATCACCTGAATAATAACCCAGATCATAGTTAATTGCCTTTATGCCAACTTGTAGCCTGTCGCTTATGTCTATCTCTTGAGCAAGCCATAGATGCGCCTCGTTCCGTGCATCATTGCCAAAACTGAATTCAGTCTTTCTTGATGCAATGCCCGTTCTTATAGTTGTTGCAGGGGAGATTCCTAGAATAACTTGATTTGATTCTACGCCCTCTGTAACAATGATGTTTTCTGTGGTGCCGTCATCATCCTTAAGGGTTATAGAGTGAACGTCATTAGGAATAAAGGTTACATTCTGGCTAAGCGTTAATATAAGTCCATTCTGACCAATAACATCACCATCCTCAGTAGAAATCCTTGTTCCTTTAACCACGGCAATAACACTGCTAGGAAGTATGTAGCGGCCCTCTGCCGTAGTGCTGACATCAAGATTAATCTTCTGCAGCATAATCTTGTTGAATTCTCTTGCAGACCTTATCAGCGCCTGATTCAAATTCCTTATGCCAGGTATATTTAATTGCTTAGGATTTACGGCAGATTTATCGGCAGGTATAAAAATTGTCTCTGTCGTGTTTGTCGATGGGTCAACCCAGTTAAACTCAATGCCATCGTTAAGCTGAGACTGATTAAAGTTCCTAGAATATCGCTCGGAACCTGGAATTTTGCTTCTATGTGTAAATAGCATTTCAGGCGCTGTTACAGGCTTTTCAAATATCGCCTTTATTACTGAGCCGTCACGATATGCAATTGAATTTATGGCGTTGAAAAGTTGCTGAGAATAATCTTGATAGCTGGTTTCTGTTGAGTCATAAGTATATGAAAACTGATTGTTATCGAGAGACCCAAAATAGTCACGTATCTCATCATCAAGCGCAAGCAGCCCATCGGCGTCAATCTCTGATAGCTGCCTATTGCCAATTACAGGATCAATAGAATCTTTAATGAATGACTGAATGGCGTTTGTATTCTCGGTTAACGGGCCGTTGAATACGCCGTTGCCCTCATAAACATGAAGCGACTCATTAGCTATACAATTTTGCTGCCTTTCTTTAACCGCTGTTGCGAATGGCGTTGCAGTTGTCATTGATTGAAAAAATGTCACGTCGCCAAATGAATGATCATCATCTAAGTCTACTACTGCAAAGCAATCATCCCATTTAATTCCATCTACAATAGTCCCGTTAAATAGAAAATCCCTCGGCGTTACGCGGCCAGCTCTAATCCTAAATTTTCTCGGCGATGCAAATTCATGCCTTTCTGTTTGGCCTATTTTTGCCTGGGCATCTCCTGATATGGTTTTTTCAATTGTAGTTACTGCGCCAATTGGTGTATCTGTATCATCAACTTCTTGAATCTCGTACTTATATTCTACAGATGATGGTATTAATTCAGATGATCCGTCATCTTTATAAATTCCATTAGGCGCTACCACGTTTAATATTATTCTATCTGCCTTTACTTTTGTGAAAAATGCCCATGTTGTAAATTCACTGGTTTCGGTAAGTGTAAGGCTGCCGCCTGGGTCGCCCGCCAAAGTTGACACAACAGTAAAAGAATCTAGAAATATAGCTGTAACTCCAGGCAATAAAGTTGATGTGGATACAATCGTGTAACCTCCGCTAATATCGACCCCAGAGACAATGAAATCTGTAAGCGTTATATCAACACCTGGCTTATAAATAAATAGGTTAATCCCACCTGAAAGAGAAAGCCTGGACTCTCCGCCGAAATCATTTGACGCGACAACTTGATCCGAAGCAATAAAACCAGATGAAAAGTCGGCTGTAAGCTCTATACCATTAACCTGATTAATCCTGTATGGCGTTATTATTTTTTCAGTTATTTCATCGCCTATTGTCTTGATAGGATTTTCTGAGTTTGGCTTGCTAAATGGCGAGTAAACAGCAATGCCTGCGCCGTCAATTGTTTCTATTGGCGTATCGCCGTCTTTGAAGCTGCTAAGGACATAATTCTTTCTCCCGACACAATAGGCGGAATGCTCTATCTCTATCCCGTCACCACCCCTGTATATAGAATATGTTGGCATCATCACATCAGGAATAGAAAGAAGCCGCCCCTTAATATCTGGAATTCTCTGCAGGGGCCTGGCACGATTTGATCGAGAAGAAAGGCTATTATTGGGGCTCTCCTGCTGCCTGTTTACGTTCTGCGGAAGTTCTGGCTTAGGAGTCAATGCCACGACTGCCACGGCTATTACTATGGCAAAGGCAATATAACCCAGTGTCACCGGGTCAGCTGGTGTATTTAATACGACGTAATCACCATCGGGAAGAACGGCCAAAACTTCAGGTTTTAACTCAATTGCATTTTCTTCACATGGCTGGCCACAAAAAACAGCAAATGCCTGCCCATGATCAATGTTATCGACAAGCCATCTTCCAACACTTACAACATCTTCATATAAGGCAAATTCGCCAGATATCAAAGCATCTTCTTTATAATGTTTTATAGTCGCCAAAATTCAACCTTATCGAAAGTTTCGCTAGCTATGTCCAAATCCTGAAATACAACGCCACCAAGAATCCTGACAGCGTGTAGCACCTTCCCGCCATAGTATACCCCGCAATGGTACTCGCTTCTAAATTCGGATTTATTAATAAAAACAATTACGTCGTAATCTTGTGGCAACTCAACCTTATAAAAACCATGATCTCCAGTGGCAAAAGCAGCTGTGAAGGCGCTCGCTATGCCTGCAATGCTGCCAGATTTAAACATAGGTATGTCTTTACTAATCTCCTGAGAGTAAACAAGGGCCACAAGGCTCCAGCAGTTAACACAGCCTGCCATAGGCCTTAGATTGTATGGTATGCCAATGTAACGGCTAATATTCATAATGCGCGCAACATCGGGAACGTGTCGTAATCGTAAATTATCCCGGTTTTATTCCAGTTAAGTTGTGGCGCTCCGGCAGATATGGTGAATATTCCCTTTTCCTGGCTGACTGATAATGCCTCTAGTAAAACCGGCCCCTGTGCAGGCCCTGAAAGGTCTGTGTTTATATAAACCCGGTATTTAATAACAATTTTATCACTGTCATCTAAAGGGATTCGGTCAAGCTCATCATCAAGCTCGTTATTTAAATCAGGCATTGTAAAGCTAAAATTCTGATCAAGGTCTGATTTTGTCGAGTTAAGCTTTATATCGATGTTGGTGCCGACAAAATTAACTACCTGCATATCCTCAAGGGTGGCAATTATACCGGCAGGCTCGCGCGTCAAATAATAGACCTTAGAGAATAAAGGGTGTGAAATCTCTATTGTCTCAATCATGTATTCACCGGCAGGGTAGGTGTTAAGCAAAACCCTTAAATCGTCCTCAAGTGCCATAGGGCAAATCCTCTAAAGCCAATATTGCAAGCTGATTAAGTAGCGCTGAAACATCGTCACCGTATTCATCGTACAAGTCGGATAAATTGCCACCAAATTGGTTTTCCTGAAATGGCGTTGTTTCGGCAAGTATTGCAAAAGAGACTGACCATATAGGGGCTCTGTCACCGTTAAAGCTAACAGATCCAGGCGTAATCATTACAACGTGCTCTTCCAGGCCATTGCCTGAATCAAGAATCATAGTGAACTTATCAGCGCCTGAATTTATCACTGAAAAATAAAATGATTGAAACGTCTTCATTCTTACGGGGTCTAGCACCATACCTATACTAAATGGCACCGTCCCCGTTCTGAAGTCGCGCGTCTGGGTTGGCGCACCACCGGCAACTTGATCAGTAATAACATTATTGGACTGACCAAACCCGTACCCTTGAGTAAGTGAAGGCTTTAAATCTGATGGAAATGCAGCCACTATAAAATCCTCATGATTGAAGGGGTGTTGTTTTTGCCCTAACAACAAACGATATATTCCATATCGGCGCTCTGTCACCGTTATAGCTTAAGCTTCCCGCCACAATATTTACCGTATGCTCTTCAAGGCCATCACCAGAATCTAAATTCATTGTGAATTCATCGCCTCCGGAACTTATCCTGCCAAAATAGAAATCTTGAAACGCCTGCAGGCCAAGCGGGTCAGTGTCGATACTTACATTAAACGATACTGGTGCCGTCCTATAATCAAGCATGTGCAATGGAGCGCCGCCCTGTACGTTCTGGACAATAACGTTATCAGGCTGACCAAATCCATAGCCCTGAGTTATAGACGGCTTAAATGGTGATGGTAGGGCGGGCATTATCTAATCCTCGGCGCTTGTCGTGTAGCATCAATGCCCTTATTAAATTGGCTGTTGGGTTGCATTATATCCTGATTTACAACCTCACGAACAATCACGACCACTTCGCCCCTGGTTATG